AAAAATGTCTGGGTTCACGTCGGCTAAGAAGCAAACGTGAAAAAAATCTTCTTGGTCGTTTAGCAGCCAATGAACGGCAACCTTTGCATTATTCCGCTTCGTCGAATTTTGATGGTCGAGTTTTCCACCATCCACGACAACTTGATATAGCACCTTCCACCACAACTTTTGCTCGTCAAAGTGAGCATCCTCCTGGATACTCGAAAAACCTTCGTCGCGCTCAACTGTAGTATTTCTGAAGAAGCTCGTCCGCATTCCCACCTCTCCAGTAAAATGTGTCTGGATCGTGCGGGATTGCTCGCATTAGCTTATCTGTGTCGTCCGAAAGACTGAGAAAAGCCTCCATCTGCACCACAGTTTTTTTAAAACTTTCTAAGTAGAACGGGCCATCTTCCATCGTAAGCCAGGTGAAAGGGTCTTTTTGACGTGTGAGGACGTACAAAAATTTCATTTCAACTGGCCGTTTTAGCTCGATGGAGACGGCCCGTTCATACACCGCCGCCTGAATTCCGTGTGACAGAGAAAACTCAGACGGCGATTTCGAAGTGGTCTTTAGATCAACGACTAAGGGGTTGTTTTTGTGACGCCCTTCAGTCCATCGATAATCCAAAAACCCAAGACAATTTATAGTGTCTGCTTCGTTGGGGCCAAAGCGGACAGGGATATTTATTTCGTGTTGTCGCTTGCCATCCACAGGGATGTCAGGTGTGCCTAAAGGGGAAAGCTGTTCCATCGCAGTTGTAACCATCCTCGTTACAATCGGGGTCCGCTTTTCCATTTCGACGGCTTTATTATTCCCAAAAATGCTGAGTTCGTTTAATTCTTTGAGCGCTATTTCAACACACTCGTCAATTCGCGCAGCGTGATATAGGCCAGCGTCAACACCAGCTTCGACTGCGCTTCCCTGCCAAGCGGCCCAACCAGCAGTGAAACGTTCTTTTTTTAAGTAGGACACAGCCCACGCGGAAGGGGCTTGTCTGAATTTTGCTACGTTTGAGCAGCTGACGCGCTCGATGCCATGTGTCTCAAATCCGTTCTTGTTGGTCATATCATTCAACACTTTCACCAAAAATAAAGCCAAAATAGGCGATGAGGGCCGCATCCGCGCGGCCATCGTCTTTTTTACGTGCAAAAGATTGAGAAAACGCAGGGAATACTTGGATAGCTCGCTCTCGGCTCCCGTCCTTACCTTGCGGCTTGCCAATTTTTTTCATCCAGGTTTGCGGTGCGACGGTTGTTGTGGGCAGCTGCAACGCAGCAGCCGCCCCCAAACAAATACCGTAGGACTTTCCAAAGTTAAACATACTGGTCACGCCCTGACCAGGCATGGCGCCTACCTGTTCAATGTAGAGAGGAGCGTGGTGTTGTTTTAGGATGTTTGACAGGAGTTGAGGTGAAACTTGCTTCTTCTTTTTCACTTCCAGAATTGGCATATCGTGAATTTCCAACACACCTTCCAGAGCGTCGAAAAAAACAACAGCACCCGACACGCCTGGGTCTATGCCCCAAATCATTGGTCTATGCCCCAAATCATTCGGTACGCGCCAATTCTCGTCGAAGAGAGCAGCAATAGACTTCAGTGTCTAGCGGCTGATGTGTTCGAAGAATATATGAAGCGTGTGCTTTGTCAGGCTCGCGGGTGTTTTTAGCGAGGAAAACATCGGCGGCCAAAAGGAGCATTTGGTTTCTAAAACGATGATCCGTTTCAGTAATTAACTCTTTTTCGATTTCACGTAAATCGCGGGTTAATTTGGTTATTTGTTTAATTTTGTACATTTTTTGGTGGCCCCGCAATCCTGTTAAGGTTTGCCCAGGACATATTCGAACCGGCAGAATAAACACTCAAATCTTTTTTCAACATTCTTTGCAGTCTTCTATCCCAGTGATGTACTTTGCTAAAAATTTGCGTCCATTGATACACTGGTGGTATATTAAAATGTTCATTGTATTGATTAATCATTTTTTCCCCACTAATCTTTCTAGGCCAAATAATCCGACAAATCGAACCGTTGGTTATTGCGTTTTGCGATTTTTATTAAATGTAAAATCGCTTGAAAAGGCACCGTGTTGCGGCGCCGCCATTTATCAACTCCGTCCGCTGAGATTGTGTAGCTATCAGCTGTCAACACTCTCGCGGTGGCAGTGATTCCACCAAAATCTTTCACTAATTTTCTTGAGTCGAATTTAACGTCTGACACTATTCATTCCTTTATTAAATATTAAACGCTGTCACACATTGTCGACTACATTAACAGCCATTCTGTCGCGGTCAAGTCATAAATGTCGATCGACATCGATAAAATTGTCTACATGTTGTGTCTCATCATAAATTTGAAACTTCTTGCCAACCGGCCAGTTTGGCTGTATTAAAAATTACAATTAATCAAACTTTCAAAGGAAAAAGGTATGCCGGACCACATAAATTCACGTTTAGACGCTAACTCAGAGCTTGACCTAACGAGAAAATTTATTGTTAAAGCAGAATTTGGTCGGCGCGTTTGGCAACAAATGATGAAACAAGACATGAGCCAATCCGAGCTTGCTCGCGCAAGCGGGTTAGGGCGAGACAGTATTTCTCAGTACGTTCGCGGACGTAACACTCCATCTCCTCAAAACCTGAATAAATTGGCACGAGCGCTTAACGTTGCGCCCGAAGACTTACTTCCAAACCAGGCTGGAGTGGCAGCTGCAAAAGAAATTCCAACGTTCCAAATCCAGCAAGTGGGCGATGATGGCAAAGTATGGCTGCACGTGAATCAGCACGTTGATTCTGAGCAAGCAATGCGCGTCATGGCTATTCTAAACGAAAAAAAATAAATGGAACTACTTACCCAGGCCCAGGCCGCTGTCATGTTAAACGTGTCGATTAAAACGATCTATCGGCTGCGTAAAAACAAGCGACTCACGACAGTCCGACCGACAGATAGTCTGGTGCGAGTAACTTACGAAAGTTGTTTGAAAATAAGGACAGAAAAATGCGAGAAAAAAAGCCGCCCAGGATCGGGACAGAAGGTCGGAACTTTTACGTTTATTTCAACGACGGACGTAGCCAGCGAAAAACTTTGCGGACGACTGATCTACGAATCGCGACCGAAAGGTTCCAGGGTTGGTTAGACGCTCACAACAGTGATACGATTGTTGACGACGACCCGCTTGTAGATCAGGCGCTTCATCTTTGGTATGAACAATGGATCAAAGGTAGAATGTTATCCGAAGAGCGATATCCTTCTATAATAAAACATCTAACCAAATTTTTCGGCCATAAGAGAATTTCAGAAATCACGAGGAGGCACTCCGTAGAATACGGATTGCTTCGCTTCGCAGGTGAAATTGGTAAAAATAAAGCCGCAAACGCGACAGTACGAAGAGAACTCCAAGCACTGAGGGCTTGTTTCACGTTTCTTCAAAAACGTGTGGAGCCGCGCGAGCGCCGAATAAGTGAAAAAATTATTCCATATTTAGAACTCCCGCCCGAGGGTCTGCCGCGTGATCGCGTTTTTTCGCAGGAAGAATTACAAACCATGCGCGATTTTTTGCAAAATCACTGTGATGAGAATTCGTTGCCACGCATAATAGCAAAATCAAATAGGTTAAGTCGGCTGTCTCGATTTGTAAATTTGGCGATGGAAACGGCGCAGCGAAAAACCTCAATTTTAGAATTAACCTGGTCGAGAGTGAATTTTGAAAACAATATTATTACGTTTTTGCCAGAAGGCAGAGCGCAGACAACAAAGCGACGTGTCCCGCTGCCTATCTCTTCAAGATTGAGGACGGTTCTGGAATGCGCTTACGAGCAGCGAATTAGCGATTATGTGTTAGATCGCAAAACCAGCATAGATTATGATTTGAAGAAAATGAGTAGAGATACACAAATTAGTGGACTTACTGCTCACGTTTTTCGGCACACGTGGGCCACACACAAGGCGATGCAAGGTGTACCTCTTGCAAAAATTGCAATGTTTCTGGGCGACACGGAAAAGACAGTGCGAAAAAATTATCTACATTTGACGCCAGATTATCTGCGCGATGTAGTTGATTAATTCTGCGCTCAACATTGCGTTTTACTGGTCTAAAAACGCAAATTGTGCTGTTGATTGTCCGTTCCAGTCCTACAAAATGGCCTACAAAATTTTAAATTTGCTATAAAAACCAAGTAGAGCAGGCCCTTCGACACTGCTCTACATAACGGATGCTGGTCGGGCTAGTGCTATTTTAACCTCTGCAAACCTTTGTTTTTACTTATTTTTTAGAAATCTCTGCGCTCTACATTACGTTTAATTCCCAAAGCCGCCTTTTCCAAACCCGCCGCTGCTTCCAAAGCCGCTAGAAGAATTTGTTTTTTGATTTCTCGACTGATACTCTTGTCCCGTTCCAGTTTCAACAAATTTTTTGAGGACAGCCTTTTTAAACCTGGGCGATGTAATCACCATGTTTGATATACCAAGCGCTCCGCCAGCCACAGCCCCAGCGTATGGATTTACGGTTGCCAGACCCATAAGTGCTGGGACTACAATGTCATATGCGCCCCGCGCAGCCTGGTATTCAGCCGTTGGAGTATTTTTAGAGTTAGCGTCTGACGCCAATCCAGCAATCCGCTGAATTGAATGGAGGTACATACTAGCCGTAGCACCGACCACTACGTTTGAAAGATCAGCACGATACTTAAGTGAAACAAAACCGTTTACGATTGGATCAAGTCTGCCGGTCATGCCAGATCGCGAAATGCCAAGAGTCATCAAATATTGTATAAGCGTCCCTTTTTCTCGTTCCTCTTCCCACTTTTCGGGATTAAATATTGCCTCACGCGCAGCGGAAACTAACGTGTGCGCTATGTATAGGCTTGCCAGGGGTAAGACCATCTTCTTGCCAAGCCTCGCAGTACCAGCAGCAGCGCCAGCTTGTTTAAAATCACGAACGGCTCGCTTTGCTGACATTTCCAGAACGTTTCGTTGAAACGCTGCTATGAAACTCTGAATTCCAAACACAGACCGACCCACTGGTGTTTCAGCCCACTTCGGACGATCCACAATTTTTGGATCTTGGATTGTTTGGTCAACAAATCTGCCCACAGCAACCGCAAACATTCGGCCAGTGTCCGTTAAATCCCCAGATGCTTCCATGATTTTTGAAATGTCATAAAAGCCTTTTTCATCACGATTTAAATTAGAAGCGTATTCTGTAAATTTACTCATGTTTTCTAGTGAAATACCAAAATCCATTAAAGCTGATTCCGCCTCAGTTTTCATATTATTTTCTGAGGGATCATTTGATTGTTTGTTGTCTTGATACTGTTTTGCGAGACCAATAATGTATTGCAGTCCGATACGCATCGATGCGCGTCGTTGAGCGTTTGTAATACCCGTCAAGAAGGTTCGCTGGAAAAACACTCCCAAACGCTTTGTGTTTTTTGCATCTTCCTCTGAAACGCCGCCCACGCGGTTTGCGATTATATCGCCGCTCTGAGGCAAATCAATAACGCCCAAGACATTTGCAAGCTGACTGTAATATTGCTTACGCTCGCGAGCGCTTTTTGTAGCCAAAAGACCATCAAATGAGTAAGCAAAATTCTTAAATCCGTCTTTCACGTTGCCTGTTTGAATGGCAGCCGTAATCGGCTCCGCAATCGAGCTTAGTACTGCTCGCGGCAAAAGGTTCATTGTTCCATACGTGTTTAGAGTATTGAAAGCTTTTGAAAGCAAATCGTCTTGACCGCCGTACCGTCCAGTAATTATTTTTACGACGGTTGCAACTTCTCGCGCTTCGTGTGGCTTCATTCCTGCAAGCAAGGCTTCTTCAAGCGAGTAATCTAAGAAATCTCGACCGTCATTACTTCCTTTGCCCTTTGGAATAAGGTGGCTTCCAAAACGAGCGTTGTATTCCGTATATCGAGTTGTTGCTGGAATATACTCCATTATCGCCTCAACCGGGTTTAAATAGAAGTCCGCCAGAAAAACATCCGCTTCAGCTGGGAGGCTTCGTTTTTTCGCAAAGCTTCCCTGGACACCATTCACGCTTGGGTCTGATCCGTTTCTCAAAACTATTCTGTTATGGAAATCTTTACCCGCAGCCGTTGCGTAAAACGGTCGTAACCCTTCGTGAAGCTCTGCGTGTTGGTCGATTAGACCTTCAGTGATATATGAAATAGTTTCTTGCAGCCCTTCAACGTCGATGTCGCCAGTGTTGCTTTCTATTGCGGCGTCCAAACTTTTTATTTCTTTCAGCTGGTCTTTTATATTGGCGCTAATCGTCTGTAATTCTTTCAGCGTCACGTTGTTGAAAGTAAGGTCAGCCACGGATTCTAATGATTTAGAATTCGCTAAACTGGCCAAGGATGACATTTGCTCTGTGTTACCCTCGTCAAATGATCCATATTCGTTTTCGTAAATGACTTGCTCGTAAAGTGGAATTGCTCCCTTTTTGCCCTTTAGTTCACCAATAAAGTTTTTCTGCTCGCTAATCACCAGACGAGCATCCAGCATTCTGGGCATGTAGCCAGCGTTAGTGATGTAATTTACGTTTTGGTTATTCTTAACCATGTAGTCATAGATAGGATTTAAAAGCTGGCGTCTTAAATCTGATGCCATTTCGATAACTTGCTCGCTCGCTGCTGCCGTCGCGTTTGTGTCCCCGACTAAAATTAAACGTAAATTTTTAAGTCCATCGCCATTTAACTCATCTATTTTATGCTTCTGGCGCAGCCTATCGAAAATAGCATTAAACCGGCGCGAGTTAATTCGCACCGCTTCCTCAAACGTTCCGTTTTTAAACGTAACTCGATTGTCCAAAGAGCCAGGATCAGTCGCAACCTTACTTATTATGTCCTCCATTATTGCGCGGATTTTCTTGTTATCTTTATATCGCTTGCTGTAGTTAAATAAGATTTGGCGCTTGGAGTTTACAAAATTTCCCAAGTAAGTGTCGGTAATTTGGTTGGACTTACGCTCCCACCATGTATCGCCCTTGAAATCCGATGGGCGTTTGTTTGCTTCAGCCGCTCTGTTTTGTGCTATGCGTACCGCTCTCTTTTGATCCGCAATCATATCATTAACCACTTTTTTAGGTAATGATAAAATCTTTGTGCGTTCTTCGATTTGACGATCACCATAAAATTGCGCTACGGCATCCGTTGTGTCTAAATCGCTTGGCTTGTTAGCTGTTTGACCCGCTGCAAACGCCTCTAGGCGCATAGCCTCCATTAATTGATCCATCGCTAAAAATATTCGGTGACGCTCCTGATCCCTTGGGAAAGACATAGCAAGCCGATCATCAGCGCCCTTCAACTGGTCTACCGCTGCCTGGTAAGATTTGTCGCCTTTTGTGATGAACTCGTTTGGCCCACCTATAGCTTCAACAGATCGCGCGATATATGCTTCAAAACTGCGAGCAAACATTTCGGTCGGCTTTTTGTAATAATTTTCTTTGTTTTGACTCCGACCAAACTCGCCAGATTTCTTTCTATATTCAGTAGCTAGTATTTTTGCGCGGGTACTTCCTTCGAGAAGTTTTTCTAGCTTTAGACGATCTGCTTCCAGGGTTTTGTTCGGTTTTCCGTTTTTCGCCTGACGCGCAGCAGCAGCAGAAATTTTATGCTCAAGCGCCATCAGCTTTGCGGCAAACTCAGCATTGTCAAAATACATGGAATTTATAACGCGAGCAAAGGCTTCTTTCACGTTAGCCGGTGTAGTTGCATCCCAGGCTCGATCCCCCAATTTGTTGTTGGCTCGGATGACGCCAGAGATGCCAGCAGCATTGTTTCCGCCATACTTTTCCATCAGATGAAAATCTAAAGCATGGGCCCATTCGTGCGCAAAGCTATTGCTTCGCTCTGGCATACTAATAAACGGGCCTTCCATTGGTGCAACGTCAGACCCCGCTGAAGATATTCCTCCATGCACGTAAACGCCTAAATAGCGCCCTACCTTACTCGGCAAGGTGAGGCCCAAAGTACCTTCAAGACCGATTGCTGTGCTGGGCATACCCAGGCTGTGTGTCATCCAACTTAAATTGTGATAGGCATCGAGCAGCTGATTTACTTGATTGTTTGCTGCGCCTTGCTCTGGCGGCGCAATAAACTTTAAGCCAAATTTTTCGTTAGTTACCTTGCTTAGTATCTGAAACTTGCGCTCAACCGGCGCATTTTCCAATCTTTTTGGATCGAAACCAGCTTCAGCGAAGGCGCTGCGGTATAGGGATTGGCGCAGAGTTTGTGACTTAGTGTTAAAAACTTGACCGTCAGGTATCGTGCTTATGTCTTTTTCTGGCTTAGTTTCTTCAGATTTATTGCGGCTTGGCGCATTTCGGGGTTTTTGTACTTGTTTGCGACGCGCATCATTGCCTTGCTTTGCGCCGCTAGGCTCAAGGAACGATCCTTGATTGTTTCCTTTTTTTGCATTTTGCTCTTCTCTTTGCTTAGTGACGGCTAAATTTATCACGTCTTTGGGTGTCGTCGTATCAGGTATAAGTCCACCTTGTTTCTTTTGTAACGCTTCATTTGCATAAAAAGTAAGAAATTCGCGCATGGCTTTCCCGCTGATCGCGGACGAAAGGTCTTCTTTGTAAAACGCTCTTACATATTCTTCTACCTGCGGGTCTTTTGCTCCAAACATATCATTCTGAGCAAAATAATCAGCTACTTTTACATCGTCGGCTCGCAACTGACTAATTAAATTAGCCATTTCTGATAATTGTGGGGTTATGTCCCATTGGACATCTGTCTCATTGTTTGCGATCTGACGCTTAATTTGCGCAAATTTAGGAGCAACTGCCACAAAAGCATTACCGATAGACTTAATGTTGTTGTCGCTGGCCTCAAGCATTTTAGAAATTGTTGTGCTGTTCTCAAAAGCTGACGCAAGCAAAGCACCGCGCACACGATTTATTCCTTCGGCGCTAATGTTTCCGTTTGATTGAAAGAAAACTCCCTGTTCAGTGGGTGATAATACCTTTTTTGCATACTCAGTAATAAATGTTCTGTTTGCAGCAGCATCGATATCGAAGTCACCGTTAAAAGTGTCGATTATGTTGCTTTGAGTTAATTTTTGAGCGTCATTAATGGATCGCTCGGCTACAGACAAATCAGCTTGCGCGTTTGTATTTGATAGCTTTGCAAAGGACTTTAGATCATCAATCGTCATATCGTCATTTAGCTGACGAACATAAACCGGCTGGCTGAACCCTGTCGTGTCGATACCGGCATTCTTTAACGAGTTTTGGTAAGACTTTAAGCTTTTTGGCTGATTGGCGTAAACTTCCGCAATTGTAAGAACACGACCGTTGCCTGACATGATTGTGCCGTCACGCGCTATAATTGGCGAACCTGATCCAGAAGTTGGATCGTCCAAAAGGCGCTCTGCATTAAACGTTGAACCGGCTCGATCTTTCGCTAATACTTCACTGCCTTTTCGGCTTCGATCACGCGGCTGAAAAACGCCGGTTGCTTGCTTGAGATCAGCAAGCTCGATCACTCTGCCCTGCACATTAAACTTTGCTTGACCATCTGGCGACTGAACTGAAACCACAGGCTTGTTCGGTAGCTCTTTGGCTACGGGCGCGACATCTGGTGCTTGTGGATTTTCCAGAGTATCCGCAGCAGCTATCTTTACCACAGGCGAATTAACGGTTTCGGGGGATTTACTTACGGGTATCTTGGGGTCAATTATTTCAGATGGCGGCTGGGGTTTTACATTTGATTCGCTATCGTTTTTAACAGCTTCTGGATCACTTATAACTTGCTTGCCGCTTTCGGAAATATTAGCGGCTTGTTCTTGATTTGTAACGCCCTGCGGCGGCACAAACGAAGTATTACCTTCTGGCATTTCGCTTACGGGTATCTTGGGGTCAATTATTTCAGATGGCGGAGTTGTGACAACGTTTGACGGTGTATTTTTTGTTACGTTTGCGCCGAAAGCAGCTGCTTGTTCTTGATTTATAACGCCCTGCGGCGGCACAAACGAAGTATTACCTTCTGGCATTTCGCTTACAGCTATCTCTGGATTTGTTAGTCCTTTGGGCAGCGTCGGCGGTACAAACGAAGACACATCATCTTGTGGAATTATAGGAGTTTGACTTGGCCGCACCTTAGAATTATTTTGAAAACCAGCTGCTGTATTCGCATCTATAACTGCCCCAGGTGCAGCAGCAGCTGGCGAACCTTCAAACTCAGAACGGAATAAATTCAGCACTTGTAGCGGATCGAGATTTTGTGATGAAATTTCTGGGCCTTCAGAAGTTCTTTGTGTCGCCGCCAAAGCATCAGGGCCGGTTGTCGCCTCAAGTTGATCTGCTGCTGGGATCGTTTGTTGTGTGAATTCACCACCTTTAAAATTGCTACCAGCTTGAATTGTCGGAATTTCTGTTTGGTCAAGTGGGGTAACGTTTGCGCCAGAGTTTGTAAGGCTTCCGTTGCCTAACTGTTGTGCCAAGTTCATAGCTGTTTCGTCAGCATCTTGGGCGTATGTTGTCTTACCTTTAGACTTTTTATTTCCAGCAAGCGCTGCCGCTTGTCTGTTGATTAAGCGAACAGTTATCCCAGCCAAAGAAGTAATTTCATTTTTAATAGCTTTTGCTTCGGGCGGAAGAATTGTTGGCAATTTAGTATTATCGAAACCCATTTCCTTTAACTGGTTTGCGAGTTCGTTCATGCGGGCTTCGGCTTGTTGGATAATGGGTGCATAAGACCCATCACTTATAACTTTTTCGTACTTTGCTTGAGTATTCGAGCGGCCTTTCTTTGTTTCAAAATACCTCTGCAAAGTTTTCGTTTGATCGGGTATTTCTGATGGTGGGGTTTCTAGCTCAGAAGCTTTGGCCCTCCAAAAGTCTAAATCATTATCTTTAAGCTCTGTGTCATTGGGCAGATTATTGATTCTTGCGCGAACACCTCGAGCAAAATTCGTACCTACCCCCCCAGCGGCTTCCATCCTGTCTGCAAGACGAGATGCTTCAGCCACAATATCAGCCTGTGTTGCAGATAATTTAGTGTCTGGCTGATAAAATCTTGAGCTAGGGCTTAAAAGTTCAATGGCCGTTTGGGATGAGCCTAACCTTGCCGCATTTTCAATCGCATTTTCGTTATGCTCTGCAATCGAGTTTGCTGCTCCGTCAATCGCACCAGACACCGCTTGACGTGATCCGCCCATGCCACCGCCCAGCAAAGCCCCACCAGCAGCGGCTTCTCTACGTCTTAACGACAATTCGCCATCTTTAAATTCTTGGCCAGCGATCTTTTCTAACGTAATACCAATTTCTTCTTGACCGTATTCAGTTAAGCCTTCAGCGGCTAATCCAGTTGCCACTGCCCCAGCTACCTTAGAGCCGTATTTTTGATTGATAAATTTTAAAAACCCAGCCCCGCCTATTTTTCCAACTAGCTCTTTAGGCATTCCCTTAATTAAAACCCCAAGACCTACGTTTTCCAAAAGACCCGCAATCGTTCCGCCAACTAATGCTAATTTTAGGCGGTCATTGGGAGCTAGACCTTCGATCTCTGATAAATTTGCATTAAATTCACCCGACATAAGAATAGGAGAAGCCATCCCCGCAGTTGCGAGAGAGAGAAGCATAGGAGCGCCACTAGCGCCAGCAGTCGTCTTAGCCCAAGATAAAAAGTCTTTAAAATCGTTTATTTCGTCAAGTCCAGTTGGCTTAAAGCCTAGCCCTTCAGCGTATTGATATAGCCTTTCTGTTGATCCTCTAAGGTAAGTCTCTTGAGCTACACTTGCGTCGGTCATCGCGTTTTCGCTCATTTGCTCCATGCCAAGCGCCGAGCGAACTGAATTAATTAGTGGCAAGCTTTTGTTTTGGATGCGTTGAATAAACGCTCCCGCGCTGCTGTCTCTTAAAGATTTCTCTAAGTCTGCTTGTAACCCGAATAAATTTGCTTGCGTATTAACATCACCATATTCGAAAGCTGTTCCAAAATCGTCTTTACCCTCAAAAAGCCCCATATCATTTTTAGCATTGGTTGGGCCTGGTTGCGCTTCTACAGCTTTTTTAACAGCTAACGCGGCCTGTGTTCGAGAATTGAAAACACTTGGCTCAGTCAGGGGGTTAAGTCGATTTGCGTCAGGCTGTGGAACGGGTTTTATAAAAGGGAATGCTTGCTTTTGTGGAAGAAAGCCCTCTGTTGGGAGCGACATAGCTTCCGCCTGGGCTGCTAAATCAATCTTTGCTTGCTCGTTAGCACGTTGAGCATCTACACTTTCTTGCTGTGCAATGTGAGTTGGATCAACTCTATACTGACCCCCATCAAAAACGATACCATCAGGCAATTTAGGCGCAGCAAGTTCCACCGGCTGCGGCAACTCTGTGGGAGGAAGTGCAACAACAGCGTCGGAAGAATCCGCTGATGCAGCCGGTGAACTGTCTAATGCTTCTAAGCGTTTACGGGTAGATGCAGAGCTATAATAAGACCCGCCAGGAGCGGATCTTGTAGAAAGCGATCTTTGGTTTGCTTCAAGTCTTTTTTTAGTTGCGGATGAACTGTAATAAAAATCGGCCATATGCGCTTCCTTTTAAATTGTTAATCGGGAAGGGCTGCTAAATACGCTTTCAATATAGCGACTTTTTCATCTTCCGAATATTCCATCTCGTCTATTGTTTCACTCAGCTTTTTATTATTTTTGTCCTTTAAGTGAAAATCAAATATATATTTGGGGAAAGAGACTGTATCATCACTGCTCAACAAGCCACCTGTGCCTTCGATGTTGGCCTTTATTACGCCGCCTCGAACTATTTTTAGAACGTTTTCATCAAAAGCTTCCTGGAATTCCATCCCATCCGCCATATCAGAATTTAACATTTCCAAGCTTGCTCTTTGCAACCAAGCCAATGCGCTATTTGGCATTGTCATTATCGTTTCTGTTCCAAAATTAGTGACTGCATTTTCAAATGATTTTGTAAAACGATCATATTCAATGTTAGTGCCTACTGCTGAACTGTTTACATCGCTGTCTTCAGAGCCTCCACCAGACTGCCTATTATCAGCTTCATTATTCAAAAAAGACCGCCTATTATCAGCTGCATTATTCAAACCAGACTGCCTATTGTCAGCTGTGTTGTTCATCATTGATGCGTAAGTTGTTGGGTCAGCTATCGCCATAGCTGTTAGGATGTCTGAGTTACTTGATTTTGGATTAAGCTGTATCGTTCTGGCTGTTTGACGATCAGCGCCTACTCCTATATTCGCTAATGCGCTTTGCATTTGCTCTGAGTTACTATCTAAATCAAACAAAGACCGTACAAGGCTAGAAGCGTCAACACCCTCTACTCCTAGCATTTCCGATACTCTGTTCATCATTGCTGGGTCGCTAGAAAGTGCCTCAAAAGCACCTAACCTACCTTCCATACCTCTATTTTTAATATTTTGACCACCTGCTTGAGCACCGTACAAAAGACCTTGCTGTCCGCTAGTTTTGGCTTGCGCGTCTCTTAACATGATAGTTGACAAAATTTCGTTTGCTCTATGATCTCGCAAAGCGTTTTCCGTTTCCGTCTGCGCAGAAACAAGTTCACCTCTGGTATTTGCAAGATTTGCCTGGGCAATCGAAGCATCATCCTGTGCCGAGCCGAGCAGCGCCCTAGACAAGCTAGAAAAACCCGCTGCTATATTCGGGTCCATTGCGTAAGGATTTCGTTCAGCCATTGCGCAGCCTTTCTATGCTGGTTTCTTTAAGTTGTAGCCCATGCCCACTTGCCCACCGCCAATCAAAAGCTGGGCTAACGGGCTATTAGCCCTCGCATTAGCTGCTTCAAGTTCTGCTTGTAGCGGAACATTGTTGCCCTGCATGAATCCACCAAGCATCTGAGTGTTTGATGCGCTATCCATAGTTTGCGGTTTTATTGTTGTATTCAAGTAGTCAGCAAAGCTGTTCAAATCAGCGAGCTTTCCATTGTACGCAGCCTGTTGCGCACTGCGTCGTTGGGCCATTGCGTTTGCAGCATCCGCTATTAGCGCCGGTGCGCCGCGCGTTCGTGCTATTGGCGCTCTCGCAACCGGCGCAGCCGTGGCGCTATTGTACTGCGTTTGCATATTATTTGCACCTGTTTGCATCGCGCCAGTAACGTTTGCACGACCCAAGGCTTCAACCAGAGCAGTTTGACCGGCTCGCGCGTCTTCTTCAAGAATACGTTGACGCTCAGAATTTTGCTTTTGGTACATCGCGCGTTGTTTTGCTGCCTTGTTTGCATTGTTGGATTGCAGCGCTACGCCGCCAGCAGTTGCGGCCATTGAGGCTAACATCGGATTACACATTATTGGATTACCTTCACGCTTGACCCAGAATAGGGGCTTTTAATTCCAAGTAGCGACGAAGGCTGAGATGAACTCGCCGCCGTCACACGTCTTGCTGTACTATTTGTAGTTTTCGTTGGATCAACGTTGTAGGACGGATCATATTTGCGTTTTGCAAAATCGGTAAAGAAATCCGCAATACCCTGATTAGTCGGAGTTTTGTATGGCGATGACAGGCCAGTTACGTCGTAAGCGTTAATGTTTGCCGTTTGATTATTAATATCTGCGACGTCTTCACTGAAATACTTTAAAACATCCAAACCAGAATTTACTGATCCAATACCTCCATCGACGTAGCCCTTGTTAGCGGCTCGATACTCGTCGGCTAACCCACCAAGGCGATTTTCTTCTGTGCCTTTTGCGCCAGTAAGGTTGCTCAAACTGCCGTCAACGCCGCTTTGAGTGAGTAAGCCAGCTGACTTAAAGACGTCCATCAAACCGCGCTGCGCGTCGTCATAGGCCGTTTTAAATGGGCCATCGCTGTCGGTCATGTAAGCATCGCGCAAGCCGTCATAGTATCCATCGTCGGCGAAACCAAATGCACCAGTTATGTTGCCCTGCTGGGTCGCATAAGCTGCATCCCGCGCGGCTCTAGCGGCTAGTAGCGCACTATTATCAACTGAGATAATGTCATCGTCTTTGATAATGTCATCGTCTTTTTTAATTTTAACGCAAGTGCCATTAACTTTTTCATAACCTGTGGGACACGGTTCATCTGGGTCGCCGTGGTCAAGGACGCAAACGCCGTTCTCAAGGTGGTAACCCGCTGGGCAAGCGTTTTCGGAAATCTTTACACAAGCCCCATTAACCTTTTCATAACCTTCTGGGCATTCTTGGTCTGGATCAAATATCGTTGTGATAACGTCGTCTGATAATATCTTCTCATTATCTATTACAGTATCTTCAACAAATTTTCCATCTACAGCATCACCATCTACTGTAACATATCCGCCATCTCCATCAGAGAGAACCATACCACCAAAGTCACCAGTCTCCAGGCCAGTTTTCTTTGCAATTGCGTTTACAATCGCTGGGCCATTTCCTTCGAAATCTGTGGTAAATGCTGAGTCACCGCGTAGCGTTTTATTTTTTATTTCCAATCCATCGTAATATGTCGTTTCGCCATTCGGCCCCTGGTAGCCGGTGGTTTCAAATCCATTACCTGCGCCACCTGGGTTAATTGTCATAGTGTTTCCCAAGCCAAGCAAAGCGTCAGAAACAGAATACTCTCCGTTTTCCGCTAAATCCTTTGACATATTATAATTGTCATTTACGTTACCATTTGCAAGAAATGGGTTGGTATCACCAATAAAATTTGTATTTCTATTAATGCTGTGGGGGTCTGCTCCAGAGTAAGGCACGAAAAGTGTACCGTCTGCATTTGTGGAAACTGATGCTTCTTGGGTTCCGTCTAATCCGCCCGTACCGAACGGCACGATAGGAACTTGGTTGCCGTCCCTGTTAGTATATGTTCCTGATCCATTTTCACCCTGCCCACTGCCAGTAGCAAGAGAATATTCACCATTTTTAAACTGAAGAATTGGTGTGTTGCCTTGGTTTGCAGGAATATTAGCCGTTTGCTGGCCACTCAGTGTAACGCCAGCTGCCGCCAATCCTTGGTACATTTGTGCATAGGCTGCTTGGTTTTTAGCCGCTAACTCAGCTGATGCAGCCGCTTCAGCCGCTGTCGCATTGCTTAGATCGGTGACGCCATCGTTTGAGCCAAATAAAGCCGTACCAGTTCCAGAAGAACTAAACCGCGTTCCATGATTAGGGCCGCTCCCCGATACACCGTCATTGAAATCGCCATCTATGTCCAAACCAATGCTGTCAAAAAACGCCTCGACCATGCCGCCATCACTAAGCGCGCCTGGTTCGTTTCCATTTTCTTTAACGTCTGCTAATTTAGCTGCTGCGTCCGCTTGTGCTTTAGCTTCCGCTGCTGCCGCTTCTTCTCTAGCTAACCTGGCTTCCCTGATCCTTTTGTTTCTTGCTCTTATTTTATCTAATTTTTGTTGTTTTAAATGTGCTGCATAATATGCAGCTGGTGGGTAAGCTGGAATTTTAGCTGGCCCAACAGGAACACCCGCACCGCCAGCCTTTTTAAGCATATCATGTTCGGCTTGGTTGATGTAGGCCAGCATATGCTCCTGACCGGCAATTTTGGCAAATTTAGGTGTTTTAGTCATCTAAGTTCTCACAATTCTGTCTGATCTGCCAGGAGAGAACAAATTACCAATTTGGTATCTTTCATTTAACATACCACGGTTATTCAGCCCTACACCCGTGGCAACAGCGTCGCTTGCTGATGCAAAAATCTGTCCGATAGGAGAGTAAGCTGGCAGAGTTGTAGCCGCTAAAATGCGATTGGCAGCAGTGTTTGCCATCAGTGTTGGATCAGCAAGCGCCTGATTTTGCGTTAAAAGCTCTCCCTTCACACCCTCAAGCGCATTGCGGGTCGCGCTGCTGTGTTCCCGACCCTTATCAATGATCGATGTTTTTGCTTTATTATAGAGGTCAAGGTTATCATTTTTTCGGCTAATAGCTTCACTCGAATTCGAAACACCACGACGCGCCAACGACGCAGCAAGCTGCTTTCCCGCGTTTTCAAATTGTTTATCCAGATCGGGCTGTGCAAAATCAACGTAGCCTTGCGCTCGATCAGCGTAAAAATCATCGTTGTAACTGGCGAATGCGCTGTTAATCGCGTCTCGACCACCAACAATTCGAGCCTGACGTTGCTCTTCTTCTAACCGAATACGTTCTGCTTCGGAGTCAGCCGTCGCGATTGCAGCGTTGTTATTAATGCACATTTACAATTTTCCCTCTGTCCCAGCCGTAATGACCGGCTTCATCTCGAACCCAAGAAAACGTTTTAAAATCTTCGCCATTCTTTCCGAAACCTTTCAACAAGCATTCCTCTCTTAAACCTAAGAATTCGAGCCAGGCATGAACCGCCTCGTAACCAACGATACTTTGACACTCCACGCGGTGCGCTCCGCCATGATCTAATGCGGGTATTATGTCACGGATTATCCGCTTTGTCAGAAAGCTGCCCACATTTTGAAAAGAATCTGTCGCAAACATCCCCAAATTCCACACACCTCTGCGCAGCGGAATATAACAAACAATCGCGACAGGCCCGTCATCATCACCACAAACAAACACATTTTCAAAATTACCAAGATCGTTACACAATCCTTGGGCTAATTCTTCACGGCCTTCTGACCAGCGAAGCGCGTCTATTTCTTCAAAATCTCGATCACGCATATGAAGTGCTACGTTATAAACTTCCTCTGGTTCAGCCTGTCTGAAATACATTAACCACTCTCCGCGCTATCGTAATGGATCGCAATATTACCAAGTTTTGCTGGCCCTGGTTGGGCGCAGACTAGCCTTGGCGCAATATGTGTAGAATAGCCGCTCATGCCGACGCGACCCTGCCCATAAGTCGTTTGCACAAAAGTTGCTATTTCTTCATAGGCTAAAATGTTTTGGGGGTCTGTTCCTACAAACATAGTCCAAGTATTTTCGCACGTCGCGTCTATTGCATGGAAATCTTTTGATGTGGCGGGTGCAGAGCCATCCAAAAACGGCATTTGAACCACGACCTCGCTACTGTCATATACGTTAGCGTTTTCGCCGCCTAAAGAATAAAGCTTGTTGCCAGATCGACATAAAGTTTGCCGACCATCAAACGCCCACCTGTCCACAACGAAACCTGGCTCGTAAACTGACCACGCCGATACTTTAGAACTTGGAAAGTAAGAAAAGACGTAAATCTTTGAGCCAATCGCAAGCATATAACGACCGTCGCGCGGCTCAAGCGTCCCCTTAGATAGCTCACACGCCAGCCGGTTAGCTTGCAATTCCGCTACGATTAAATCATCAATTGGGTTGCCGATATCGCCAACAAATGCAGCATTACTTGAGTCACGCGATCTAAGTGACCTAATGCCGCTAAGACTAAGATAAAACACATCATTGTCTCCGAATTCGACGACGCTATCAGGCGCAATCGTTCCAGTGTTTTGCAAAACTTGGATTTGAGTATTTTTTGTTTCGTCTGGATCAACAAACCAAATCTGGATTGCGCTCTCAGCGAGAATGGCAATGTTGTCAAAATAGTTCGCAATAGCTTTTAAACTTTCTGATCCTTTTGCATTATTCGCTAAATTAATAAACCCAGCGCCAACGCTAATGTCATTCCACTCGCTGGGATCATTTATAGCTGAGTAGTGCAGAAGAGAATCAGATAACGCATACATCTTCGATTTTACTGGACGCACAACCGCCCCAGGCGTGTACCCGTTGATTGTACTGGCGTCTGCACCACCGTCCAAATAACTCTGGCTTGTTGGATCAAAAACAGTCGTCACGTTACCAGTTGTCGTAACCGACACAGCCTTATTGTTAAAAGAAGACCCACTGGTTTTAGAAATGATGTTTACAAATGCACCTACAGCTGTGGCCTGATATTCTGGAGAGCTTGGGAAATCGTTAATTTCTTCCGCCAGGTTAAAAGCCGTGAGACTGTGACTTGTTCCCCAAGCTACCTGAGAGCCAATAATAGACACACCATCGACTGTTATGTCGCTGATGGCGTTATCGATACCGCCTACAAAATTAGTTACGCTGCTTACTGCTGCGGCTCCATCGACGCCGACCGCTAGGGCGAAATTGTTATACGTTATTCCTGTGGCTGGCGCTGTTATCGTCACGACCGCACCCACAGCTGCCGCTGTGTATCCGTGCGACCCACCAGAAATTGCTGTCGCGATATTAGTAGCAGTTGTCGAATTATTTCCAGTGTGCGGAATGACTGAAGAAATTAGATCAGTCGTTTGCGATGTAATAGTACGGATATTATCCCCAGGGTTTTGTGTTCCAGTTGAGACAGTAAAAGATGCTGTTGCTGCTGTACCACCGGCAGACCCCGCGTTAATTTCAATCGTTGTTCGCGCTCGACCGTCAAACCAATCGGTAATTCGCGTTCCATTGAAGTAATGATAAATTCGACCATCGCTAAACTGCGCGGCAGCATACAATTGACCGTTGTAAAACTCGACCGTTAAAACGTCAGTTAATGCTTCACCTGATGGATGCAGTAACTGCACGTAGTTTATATTAGACGGCGTACCCACAGGAAACGTGATTGATGCAGGGGCTGCTGATCCAAACACATAAATTTGACCGCCAGATGCAGCTAATCCAATTGTTCCAGAGGGTAGGGTTGCAAGCTCTACAAACGCTGGACGCTTTTCAATTTCGCCTCCGCGCGTGATATGGGCGTTTTTAATTTCGATAAGAGTGCCAGGCGTCGCCGTAACATTCATACGCCTGGTGTCTAATCCACCTCTAAAATCTTCAACTAGAATGTATGCCATAACTTAACCTGTGGACGCAATTAATGGTGGGCCTTTTGGTCTGTACATTCCTTCTGGCTCGCCGCCCCCAATGACAAATGTTTCAGTTTTTGACATACGAGCTTTCAACCTACCGTAATGTGCTTGAGCCTGGGCAAGTTTGTTGTTTGCATCACCCTGCTTTTGCCGTGCTGCAAGCTCTGCGGCAGCGTATAATAAAATTAGCTGGTCATCTAAATCTGCCGTATCAGCCTCGGCTACAAGGGCAGACAGGTTTTTTATTCCATGCAATCGGACAAGACCCTTAAACGTAGACGGATCACTATTTTCGGCTGGGATCGGCCAGATTTCTAACTGATTGCCTTCATAGGTGTCATAGCGTCTAATTGGGCTTGAACGTATGCCTCTGTCGCTGTCATGTTGATTGTAATGCTCGTTGGTAATGCCAAAATGCATCTTGCCCCAAACATCACCATGCTTTGTTTCCATTCTCTCAATGCGCTCAAACGTAACGTCGCTGGGCAAATCATAATAGCGCTGCCCAGCGTTAATTGCGAGATCGCGGGTTACACTTAAAAAAGGCCAACTGTAGTCTGCCCAAAGTCGCCGCTGTGTCCGATCAATCAAATTTACAAACACGTCGCGGGTTGCTTTGCCCAGGTTAGCTTGCAAACTGTGACCGGCTTCACTGCGCAGATCAGTGATAAGCTGACCAAGTGTAACACCTCGTGGCATATTATTCGCTTTCTATAAACGCTTCGTTTTCGGGCGTATCTGGGTCATCTTTTATAAAATGACCTTTTTCTGTACGTGCGCGTTTGCGCGCCGGCGCTTTAGCCTTGGCCTTGGCTTTTGGCTTACTGCGCTCCGACACCCAAACAGGATCAAGAATTTCGTCGGGAATGCGAGAATCCGCCAAAACTTTAGGCAAATCACCAAACTGATTAAAAAGGGCAATAACTTTGTCATCACCGTAAAAATTCCCAAGTCGGTCACGTTCTTGTGTGTCGTCAGTGTCAAGAGTGTCATAAACTCGAATATTCGTGACTGCATCTTGACCGTGAATTGATTGCAAAAGTAAAACTTCAGCGACTGTGCAATATGGCTTGTTTACAACCGCGCGACTATCTCCACCGATAGCAACGTTGCAGTTAATCTTATCAAACATTTTCTTCCTTCCAGGTTAAGAGGGGGCGCAAAAGCGCCCCACTCAATTTATGAGATTTCGTAAACACCGTGGCAATTTAGCTGAGTAGCTGAGAGTGCCGCAGTAGTAGTGATAGCGCGATACATGACGTACTGAGTTGCAGGACGTGCTGGGCTATGACGCTTCATCTTTTCTGCATCCATATAATACATGCACAATTTGGACGTATCCATAATGTAGCAGCGTTTATCAGGATTTTTGCCAGAAATGGTTAGATCATCTAATGCTGGATCGTATTGAAAAGTAAGCCCATTATAGTTGATTTCACCCATGCTGATATTCTGGCCTTTTGAAAAGCCAGTTTGCGAGTAATTGCCGTTGCGACGTAACTCATCAGCTAGACGGTCAAGAAATGCTGATCCACAGACTGCCACGTTTGGACGACCGCCAAAACGTTTTAGCTGACGCATTTCACTATGCATAGTTTCGATCAGTTCCTGACCTGTTGCAGAAGTAGTGATTGCAACATTGGAGCGGTTTCTCCACCACGTATTTGTGACGGTTGACAGTCCACCAACAGTCGATCCAGTAGCTGATGGGTCATCCTTGATGATTGACTGAATACCCGCAATCGCGTTTGCGTCACCAGTACCGTCGCCATAGAGGAAATCGTTCATTCCGCGACTGTAGCCTTCCATCATGTCATCGAGCTTGTCTTGAAACAAGTTTACGAGAACGTGCTGGTCACGACCAGAATGGTTTGACGTGCCTGACGAAGTTGTACTGTCAGTTACAGAAATACCGTCGCGCTTTAACTCGGTCATAGTGAGCGAGATACCAGCGTGATGCTCTTTCCAAGCATACGCAGCACGTTGGATATTTGCGGGATTAGCATACGCAACAGTATCGTTGTGTGTGTAACCAGCTACGGTTGTTGTGTAGTTACCTTTTACAGCAACAGACAATTCACCTTTTCCGCCAGGGAAGGTTTTTGCTCCGCCATCAACGGCTTTGAGCAAGGGCTTGTCTTGAAGCGATTGAGAGTAAACATTGCCCTTGTCGATGTAATAATCGAGCGCGGCATTTGCGATATTCGAAAGTTCGGCTGAACTAAAAGCCATTTTTATTCTCCATTAGGACGTGGGATTCAACGCTTGTTGCACGGCTTCCATTAAGCTCGCGGGTTCTGGCGTTGGTGTTCCAGATATTTTTCCACCTGATGCCGGTCGAATGCCTCGTTTGTTCTGGAAGCGCCCTGCATACCGTTGATTAACGCCGTCATAGGCTTCTTTTGCCATTGAAAGCGCCATGTCTGGCGTGTTTGGACGGCCTCGTTGAGAAACTAGTACACGTACTCGGTCATCAATTTCAGCTTGTTTGAGTTCGTAGTCAGGATCAGATTGACGTGTTTTTGTTTCCCATTCAGTCACAGCGCCAGCCATCGTATTAGTGTTGGCTTTAAAGTTTTGCTGCTGTTGCCGCTCTTCCAGATCAGTTCGCATTTGACGCTCTCGTTGAGCGTCCATCCGCGTTTTAGCTAGTTCACGACCCGCATCTTCGTCTAAAAATCCATCATTCACTTTATTTTGAATGTCATCTGGCATCACATAGCCAGCTGCTTCAGAAAGCTGTTGCACGTAAGGTTTCAGCGCAGCTAAAGCTTCTACTGGATCGCCCTTCATCAGAGCCATTATTTGTAAACCCGCCGCAGCTTCATCAGCTGAAACGTTGTTGGTGTCCAAAAATCCGGTTATCTTGCCATACTGTTCGGCGTCTTCCTTAAACGCATTGCGTTCTTCAATTAGTTTTTTAAATCGCGGATGCTTATTAAATGGGACATCATCGAAGTCTTCATTTGCTTCACCTGGCTCATTACCTGGTTCAGCAGACTCGGCTGCAACTTCGTCAATATTCTCTTCTACATTCTCATCGGATTGCGAGTCCGTTTCTTCAGTCGGCTGCATAGCGTCTTGAACAACGCTTAACAGATCGGCCTCAGTTTCGCTTTCAACGCTTGACGAAAGCGTTTCCTCTACGTCCGTTTGGTTTTCAGTATCGGGGGACGGTTCCAACACTTCAGTCTCATCGACCATTATTAGCGTCCTTTATTTTGTTCCAGCTTTCGCTGTTGGTTAAAGTGTAACTCGATCAGTCGCATATTTCAACAAATCGAGCATGTTAAATTTGACCAATGGGAGGTCTACCCCCACTAGTCTGTGGTTGCTGTGGCGCGTTTTGTGCGCCGCCGCCTTGCTGACCACCCTGTCCTTGAGAAGCAGGGTCGCCTGTTCCTGGTTGTTGCTGGGAGTTCATCGCAACAATACTTGGAACCTGTTCAGCAAACGCCTCTTCCAGTTCCAGCTTATCATCTAAACGCTTCAAAAGCTCTTTGGCTAACCACTTTGGATCAAGACCTGGAAGCTGCAACAAGAAAGGCATAATGCGTTCAATATTTGCAAGCTCGGCGGCTCGGTTCGGTTTGCCAGTCGAACCCGCTTCAATCTCCAGGTAAACCTCTTCCATAATCATGTCGCGCGTCATCTCAGGCCACACAGCCCCAGGGCCAGCAATCTTTTTGACCTCCTCGACAGACATCTCCGTCAGCAATACTTGACCGGCCGCTCTTGTGATTTCTGACATGAAGCTGTCAAGCTCATCCACATTCGCGCCCAGGCTAGACATACGTGCGCTTTCGGCAATCGATGTTTCAGTAGCCGTGGCTTTTGACAACCCGCCAAAACTGCTTTCTTGAGCGCCGACGACTAGCTGTATATCATCAAAGATCGTTCTTACTTCATAAAGATTTGGGTCTATTCCAATTTGGCCCACAGGCTGAATTACATCACTAACCTTTTGACCCGCTGCAAGCGCCTGTAGCTCAATCACAGCATTCGCGGGGTGCGTTGCCAACTTTTCCTTATCTACATCCTCCAAGACACCAGCTGGCGCAGCATATTTGGGACGATTTGCGCGTCTATGCTCCCGCAAACCTTGTCTCGCTCTGTTATATTCGTGTTGCATCGGCAGAAGCAGAGATATGTCAGAAGGCGGATATAAATTTTCCTGATGTTCAACTTCATTAAATACCAAAGAAAAAACAGGCCAAAACGTTTCGACTTTTACGTCGGGAGACATTGGCTCACGTAAGAAATCTTTGTACCCGTCCGCCAGGCAATATTGCAGACCCGTTTTTCGGTCAAACACTTCATATATTTGGACTAAGCCTTTTGATTTGTCTTCGTCACTAATATCACCATACGATGACATATTTTGATATGGGTCAGAAGGGCCATTTAAACGCCCTTTCATATCGTAACTTTTGTATTGATTTTTTAGGTCAACATCGTAAATTTCCTTAACCTCTTCGGGCGTAAGAAACAATTCATGCGCGATCCAGCCAGCGCCTACAAATCCGCGCATCTGGCGACACATCGGGTCAACAATAATTGAATTTGCTTCTGGAAAATCAAACACAAGACCTTCGCGAATAACTACCATTTCCTCGCTCATCAGCGATTGCATTGATAACATCAATTCTTCTATCTGCGGATCATCCTCAAGGATTGTTCCATCAGAAACGCCTTCGCTGACACGTCGTAAAAAATCGATCTGCGCTTGAACGTCAGATATTTTTGCGGCGACTTCTGGGCTACGGTCAACGTCACGCTGGAAACCCACTTTAACAAATCCAACACCTGTCGTTACAACACGTCGAACCAAAGCCTTCATTTGAGATTTAAAAGCTGGCTGCTGCTCTTTCATGTAGTAATCAAACAAAAGCTCTAGCGTCTTAGCTACGTTATCCAGCATTTTAGATTGGTTCGTACCGTTCTGATAATCTTGTATAATCGCTTGAGCCGGTGGAGGTGGTGGCATCCCAAGCTCTTGTGCTTGTTGTGCAGCTGCAAACGCACCCGCTAAAGTATCCGCGTCACCGTCCCAGACCTCATAATTCATCCTGGGGCGTCGTGTAGCTATCGCTTTAGGGTTCTTTGCGTAGAGTTGCGCTGTGCGCTGCTGAACGTGCCGGTTAAGGACGTTTGCAACATACTGGTCTTCAGACCAATTCTTGTCATCAAACCCCTTGAGCGCAGCATCCATATCACGCCTAATTTGCTTATAGCTTTTATCGTGGAACAGTTTTGCAGATTTAATTTTAGAAAGCCATTGTGTAACAAGCGTTTTTCTACGCTCAGTAGGCTCGTCCACTTTTTCAGAACCGTCTTCGTTCATTAGGAAATCTTCTTCCATATCACCAGCCTCCTGTCAAATTCTCGATACGGTTTTGCTTCTTGCGCATCGCCGAATCCCATTTTACCCAAGCCAAAGTACCAACTTTTGGGCTTTTGGTTTCTTGTACTATCTTACCACTCGGACTTGCTAAACGCGATAGCCCCATCCCAACCCATGCCAACGTGTCAACAAAGTCATCATGTCGGCCCTGTGGAAATTTAAGCAACTCGTCAACAGCCGCTCCTGTCCAATGCGCGTTTTTTGGCATCTGAACCTTTTTCATTGCCATGCGGCCTAATATACTTTGCGCTCGCTGCACTTTATTGGCGACAGGCGTGACCTCTTCAATACGACAGTAAACTCTTTCTTCAGCCATACGCTTTCGTAAAAACGGCCCAATTGCTTTTGAAATATGACCTTTTTCTGCCCACCATATCAAGGGTTTGTGCTTCCTAATTAATTCAAGCATAGCATCCACTACCTTATCTGTCGGCTGCTTCTGCCACCAGCAATCTAAAACATAAATGTCATCTTGCTGATCTACTCCAATAATCATCAAACACGTTGCATCGTTTCTCGTTCTATCAACACCCACAGCGTGATCGCTGGCCGCATAAATCCGTAAATCTTTTGGCAATTTTGCTTTGTCGTAGAAAACAAGATGTTCACGCCGAAACAAATCACCGTCTTCGGGTGTAGGCTTACCTTGGTAGAGTGCGCTGAAGCCGCGCCGATCCAGCCGACGCTGCGCCTCCATGAATTCCATGTCAAACCTCTCAGGCCACAACAGTTCGCCAGGTTTACGCCCAAGAGGGTCATCATCTTCAGCAAGGGCAGGGAGGTTAATAATCTTCCACTTGGACGCCTCTTCCTCCGTGTAATGTGGGTTTGTTGGATCAGTCAGACGGCCAACCAGATCATCCTCGTTCCATCTCGTTTGCACAATAACAATAGACGCTGATGCCGTCATCAAACGTGTCATCAAAACTTGGGTAAACCACTGCCAAAGCTGTTCGCGCAAAGCTGGGCTGTTTGCCTCCAAGCTATCCTTTATTGGGTCGTCCAGAATGACAAAATCGCCACCACGTCCAGTAATTGAACCCCCACGCCCAACAAACACAGACATTCCACCAGAACCCATTTGGATACGAGACTTAGACGCGCCACCTTTACGAAAGCTATGATTGGGAAATACGTGTTTATATTGTGGCATACTCATTATGTTGCGCACGTCAGCACCAAAATCTTTAGCAAAATCCTCGTTGTACGTGGCAAAGATAACGCTGCGGTACGGGTCTTTACCTTGAATCCACGGAACAAACCGGCGGCTAATCAATTCAGACTTACCGTGCCTGGGTGGCATACATACAATTAACCTTGGTATGTGTCCCTTTTCCACTTTTTCCAAAACCTTCGCCAGCGCTCTATGGTGCTTTGCGTCTTTAAACATTGAAATTTCAATGTCATCAGGATCATCAGCGTCTGGCATGGTGTACTTAACAAAGTCTAAAAAAGAAGTTCTGCATTCAATGGCTTTCTTTTGCCTTTTTGCAGCTTCAATTTTTTGACCAAGCTCAGTGAATTGTTTGTCTTTATTCATCGACTAATTCCACAGCCTTCTCTAACGTTTCCCTATTGCGCCTAGACCAGCCTTTTCCGTAAATTTTATAGTCATCTAAGCTCCGATAAAATGCTTCACGTCCATCATAATACTTTTGAAGAACAAAAATCGGATCAAGGTCGTAAGTCGCCGCAACTGTTTGTGGCCCTACAGAGCCGTCAGCCGTTGCTGACACTGCGCGTTGCAAAATCTTGGCCGCGCGACCTGGCCCAGCATTAACGCAAAGGTCTGCACAGCTTACGTCAACACCAGACGGCAAATCATCCGCACGAATGGCGTCCCAATAGTTCTTTTTGTAAAGCGGCTTAACGTCATCAGATGTTAGCTCACGCATAACTTCTTTTGGGGCTGGCTTTCCAGTGTACTTAGCCCAATTCCAAGAAGTGACGCCAAGCATCGTACTGCCCACATTACCGTGTCCATCGCCCTGAGAATTCCCCTTGTCACGTTGATCGTCAGTAAATCCACCTTCATGCTTTATTAGCATTTCAAAAAATGTTTCCCAATTCTTATTCATTTTTTACCTCCAAAAAACTTAGTTGCAGACCTTACGGCAAAGCTACTGGCGACAATGACGCCAAGCGTGTATGAGTACCAACTTGGCATCGTATCGAGCGCAGCAAAGCCGTTAGCTACGGCCTGGTCAGCCCACTCAAACGGCAGAAATGCTAGAATTAAGGGGATTGAAAATAACAAAACCAGATATTCGTCTTTCCACGAATTCTGAGTTCCCTGGGCCATAATCTTTTCCCAATCCGCTTCTGATGTTGCTGCGGATTTCATTATGGTAGCCTTGGCTTCCGCCTCAACTAACTTCAAATTTGCAGACGCGGCTTGGACGTTAGCTTTACCCTTTAGCCAACCGCCAGCTAATTCAGCTATTGGGCCGATCAGTGCTTGCAGCATTTTTACTCTCCATTGCATTAAAACCAAAATACCCGACCACGACACCGCTCGCGGCTACGACATAAACGCTGGCTATGTCGGCTATCAAACCGGCAGCAGTGTCAAAGCCCAACGCAGAGGCCGTCAAAATTGCAAACGGATAAAGAAGCATACCAGAGGCACAGGCTACCGTTAAACGCCTCTGTGTGTCTCGTTTAGAGTCTGCGTCTAAGATTTCTCTATATCGATCCTCTAGCGCCAGTTTTTGAAACTCTTGCGGATCAATCAATCCATCCTTGTTTAAGTCAGCAAGTTCAAATTCAGTCATCGATTGACACCTCAAAACAAAGTAGCCTGGTCTTAGAATTGGTGATTAGGACGATTGCCTGAGCCTCAGCCTTTTTACAAAGTGTCATTGTTTCATAATGACCGATCTGGTAGACATCCACGTGATTTTGAGTATATAAAAGCCATATCAGAAAAAACACTAATTAACCTTTTCAGCTAGTATTGCAGCGCCCCAAATTAAACCGGCACTCCCAATTCCAAACACAACAAGACCCGCTACAACCGTTAAAAAATAGAAAATACGATCACGTTTAGCGGCTTCTTCATCCAAAACTTCCTTCTGACGTACCCGCGCCGCTGCTGTCTCCCGTACCACCATGTCCCACATTCCAGATGGCCCATAAAGTTGGCAAGTTTCGCGGAGCAAATTCTGTGCATCGCGATGCGCCATCTTAGCCTGGGCAATCGCAAACCCTTCCTCTTCGGAAGACGTAAGGCGACCCAATGGGCCTTTGTGCTTACCACTTTCGGCTAAGTTAATATCAGCCTCAAGCTTGGCAAGCTTACCGAAACTAGGCATAAGGGAATTCATGTCTTTGCCAGCCTTCACGGCAGAGCTAATACTACTAGCAATCTTTGTAACCGCTCCAGCTAACGCTAAGACTTCTACAATTGCCATGATTTCACATTTTCAAAAGGACTGCGACAAGCAAAGCAATAATCGATCCAGTAGCCGCAAGCATGATAGTTTCCATGCGTTTGACGCGGATAAACAAATCCTTAAACTGAATTCTTGCCTCAGTTTGGATTGCGATCACCTCCTTCTCAAGTCCATCTATGCGCTCATGCGCGGATGCTACTGTTCTTTTGTCCATTGTCAGTCATATCTTTCAACGTTTAGTGAACTGGGACGCAAGTAAAGATGCGTCCCAGATTAGTTTTTAGCTCGGCTCAGTAGGCCAAGTGATTTCTATATGATCAGGCCATTTTGCATCCGCTGTAGGCAGATTACGAAGAGCAGCCCGGTAAGTTGCCCAAGCTGTTTTCTTGGCAGAAGCCAGAGGACTGTCAGATGTCTGCGTCCAATCGCAAGCTGCAAGAAGCGCATCACGCATCTGGCGAGATAGTAATTCTTCTCTAGCTACATTTTCAATAGCAATCTCTGCTTGGAGCGCATCGTTTATAGCGATCTCTGCATCATTCATTTCGCGGTTGTGACCGCCTACATAATTAATCATTGGCATAACTTAGCCCTCCATTATTACTTCGACAACAACTCTGCCGTGATTAAAATTTCCAGCCTCGGCATATATTTCAAAACCACCTGCCCATTCGCCGCCATCGGTTTGTGTTTCATACTGCCCCCAACCACCGTATTCGATATAAGGGTTAGTCTCGGAGGAATGCTGCCAAGTCATATCATACTTACACTGAAAGGCTTTATTTAATTCATTGCCTGTGCCCTCACGCCACGGATTAAACATAATTGTTCCAGTAAAGCCCTGCCCATAGTTGTAATTTGTCTGGGCAAAGTTAGTACTGTAGCCTGGAAAACGGATGTATCCACCATTACTATTATGGACGCTGCTATTGGATTGAGGTGTGTGATACCTGCAACCAAAATAACCGCTACTAATTCTTGTACCCGACGCATCAAGGCCGAAAATCCGCATATGTGTGGCACTAGATGAAGATAGTTCAAAAACTGATAATCTTACACCAGCTACGTTTGCAAATGCAATATCCGAAGATATAGACGCATAAGTTACTAAAGTGCTTTGTGCTGGATTAGTTTTAAAATTAAGTGTTTTCTTAATCGACGATACTGCAATACTACCGTACTCTAGCGCAGTCGCCCCTGAATTGACTTTCATAACCTGTCCAGCCGCACCAATTGCAGCGGGTAAGGTATTGGGGCTAAATTGTAACTGACCAGAGCCATCAGTCGTTATTGGCTTATTCGCCGTACCATCAGCCGCTGGTAGCTTCAAAGGTGAGAATGCCAACGTGCCAGACGCATTAGTTGTTAAGGGCGCGTTTGCGCCTCCATCAGTTGAGGGTAAGGTAAAGGTCGTACCCCCGTTTTTTTGTATTTGATCTACTATGACCTTACTCATCTGCCAAATCCTTTCAGCAATTGGGGGGGTTGTGCCAGAAGTATTGGCGTTGGTTTAATAATCATGTTGTAGGCGCAGGTCTGCGGCTGTAACCGTAGACAGTGGTTCTAAAAATATTTTCGGGTTTACGGAAATTACCGCTAGACATCTTAAAAAAGATCCCATCAGAGTGGGTAGTCTGATCTGATTTTTGAAACATAAAATTACCATAGCAATTTTGATTTTGATTACCGTAATCGCCACCCATATAGTTCATATTTCCCGAAATTTCGGTAGGATTACCAGTAGGGTCTGGAAAAAAGAAATTCCATTCAACCGTAACATTAGAGGCATTAGTGGTTGCGGCAGTTGTGTGAGCAGAGCCTACGTTACTGAAGCAATTGCCAGTAGTGTTAGTGGTTCGGCTGCCCCCGGTTGCTTGCATACCGCCCCAACTCCAGCGGTTGGTCTGATCAAACTTAGTCGTACCTGACATACCACCAAACGTAAAATAGGTATTATTGTAACAACCAAAATTACGCATTAAAATATAGAAGCGTTCATATAATGTGGTATCTAAATTTGGTATTTCAAGGTAAGTTGTACCGTCTGGTGTATCAATAGTTTTCAGCAATTTAGGAATATCATATGTAGCTAGCGTAGTATTTACGTCAGCTAGAGTTAACCCAGCGGCAGAAGAAGAAGAAGATCCAGATGCAGAATTTGTTCTAAGGGTTCGGCTCATTTTTAGACCTCCACAAACATTACTGTGGCTTGTATATTTGTTGATGCGTCGGTGTTCTCTATATAAATGCAGTCTCCCGAATTTAATATTAAACCGTTACGCTCGTAGACGCCTACACCAACGCCATTTTCCAGATGTCCAGATGCATCTAGGGCTGAATATCCGGTGTCGCCAGATAACAAGCTACTAGAGGAAGAGCCTTGGATAAAACTGTTTTTTCCAAGGAGAGCGTCGTGAAAAAGGGCAGTGGCAGTGGCTTGTCCGGTAAATACCGCCGCTGTGACCCATTGGATTAGGTTGGTTGAATATAACGCCGTACCGCTAGCATCAACTACTTGCCACAATGTTGCGCCAATCCGCATTGGTTCGGTAGTTAAACCCGTTATACTGGAAGTTGGTTCGAGTGTCATAAAATTTGTGAAACTACCCAGTTGATTGCTGCTATTAACACCTGAACCCGGAAAAGCATCGTTATGGTTAAAACTGTAGATACCTTTGTTATTACCAGTTCCTTGCATATTACAGTAAAACTTTTGAGTAGCTAAATTATATTTCATCCAACTCATCAGGTAACCGCCGTCATTTTGTACAAGAAAAGAATTGACCCACGACTCTGTGTTATGGACGAAGTTAGCACTTTGGTTTGATGCCCCATTTGTGTAATTCTGCCAAGTTACTCCATCCCAATCCGCACCTGTTTTCCATTTATTTGCAGAAATCATCCCCATTCTATATTGAGTGTTTGGACCCCAATTTCCACTCATCCCATAAACAAATAAACCTGCGTCACTAGCCATATCCACTTTCATAGGGTGATTATATTTATAAGAATTAGGGTTTAATGCTCCGTGAACGCCATAGTAGGCACTGTCAGAGGTTCGGTTCTGAGTAACGTCGCTAGTAGTATCGTAAAATCCACCGCCCGACATATATCCGTTAGTATTAAAATTAATAAAAGTATCTGTATATGTGCAGGCACACCCACCCGCATCGTAATAATCAAAGCTTCTAGAACCTTGGTTCGTCCCAGCACCGCTAACCGAAGTGCCATTTAAATAAGTCGAAAACTGAGATCTGTCAGTGGTTATATCTGCCTTGAGATAAGCATAATTATTTCCCCTGATTATATGGGTGGCGGCAGTTTTCCCATATGCTTCGGGATTTGTTAAAAAGTAAGGGTCGATGTACATATGCTGCCCAGAATAACTATCACTAGCACTAGAAGATCCTTGGGCATTATTAAGAGTCATTCGAGTAGCCATACTAGCCGCTGTCGAAACGCCTAGAACATTAGTCCCCACTACTGTGCTTTTTATATCTGCATCAATAGTTTTTGGAGTAGCATTTTGAGCTAGAGCATATTTTACTGCGGTAAAATTTAATGGGGTAGTTGCATTGGAACTAACCGCGATATTAGCGGTAGGGTTTTTAGTGCTGTCACTACTCACCATATGTATTGATGCCACAACAGATCCACCCGTTGTGTTGGTGTAAACTTTCCCAGCATTGCCCTTGTTGATTGAAAGACTTGATCTACCAGCCATTTTTATTTCCCCTAATTGTCGCCAAAGAATGTTACTCTGCCAGTTGATTGATATCTGTCTTGTGCGCTAGAACCGCCTACTGGTGTAGGTGCAAATCCGTGAAGTACTTTGCCAGAAGGTACGGTTACGGTTGCTGCATCCCCCACATAAATAAATTGATATGCAGCGTGATTATCTAGAGTGGCTACTATCTCAAAATAATTGTAGTGACTATCTATCGTATCACTTTCACCAATGTAGAGCGTTGCGGATGAGGCCATTCCCTGCCACGTCCCCGCTATAGTCGTATTGTTTGGTACAATTTCTATGGTCTTCCACATATAATCAGCAGCGGAAGCATCTGGTACAACATATGCAGAGGCCGTTCCACCCGAAGCCGCTGAAGAACTGCCGCCTGACTTGTACGCTGTAGAACCCATACCCGAATGGTTACCACAGTAATAATAAAGGGTAGGACTATCCTGTTGTACAGTTATCTGTACATATGCCCCTGCCTGTCCAGCCGTCCCTACAACAGTTACTCCAGTGGTAAATGCCGTGCCGCTATCGTGTGTGCCATCAGCCGTAATAGAAAACTTTAAAGGGTGGCCTGAGTTAGAGCTATCTGATTGATCGAAGCGGTACTGGATGGAAGGAGACAGAGAAGCCTTCTGAGCTTCTGTGCCGTCAAGGTAGAATTTACCTCCAGAGGCAGTCACCGCTATTGTGTTGGCTGCGCCAACCGCAACTGAGTCCACATACTGCCTAGTCGCGGCTCCAAGGTTCGACGAAGGATCGGCGTTTAAAAGCAAATTCCCTGTCATAGTGCCGCCAGCTAAATTTAACCTGGCAGCAAGCAAAGCATCAATGCCAAGATTAGTGCGAGCCGCAGTCGCATTAGTAAGATCAGATAAGTTGTTAGTAACTAACGCAGAGCCAGAAAGACTAGCGTAAGCCGCAACCCAGGAGCTACCGTCATAAACATTCATCACATTCGAGGTTGTGTTGAAATATAAATCGCCTTCGTTGAGGCTAGTCGTCGGGTCAGAAGACGCAATGCGATAGGTTTCGCCAAAATTGTTTACGCTGGCAAGGTTGCTCGCCACGGTATTGACGTTAGATAGCGATCCAGAAACAGCATTAATATTAGAAGAATTACCCGCAACATTATTAATATTAGCCGAATTACCATTAACAGCAGTAATGTTAGAAGAATTGCTATTAACCGCAGATACCGCGCTCGATATAGCGTTCACACCAACAACAGCACTCGATATAGCGTTTACACCAGTAACCGCTGCTATGCTGTTGCCAACCGCATTAACATTCGCAATCGATACAGCAACCGTGTTTATCTCAGACGTAGCCTCGTTTAAATCGTCAGCTACCGTAACAACTTCAGATACAGCTTCCGCCAGATCACTCGCTACCGAAACAACAGAAGTAATGTTATTCGCAACTAAATTTACGCTGCCGATGTTCGTCGCAACCGTAGTCAAATTCGTGTTAGAACCAGCAACCGTAGTGATGTTGGCCGATATGCCAGCCAAAGTCGCCAAAGCATTCGTCGCTACCGTGCCGTCCTGCAAATCCGCTAATGTCTGAACATCAGCCGATATACCGCTCACAACACCAATGTCTGTGCCGTCAGCAGCTACCGTAGATACAGCAGAGCTTATTCCAGCAACAGTCGTTATGTTAGCCGATATGCCAGCAGCCGTTGTAACATTAGCACTTATAGCCCCAACAGCAGAAACAGCGCTCGATATCCCCGATACAGTAGTAATATCAGATATATTCGTGCTGACATTAACAACAGGCGTAGACGTGGCCCAATACTTCGCAGAAAAATTCGTGCCATCAACCGTAGTCGTCTTGATCGCCCAATCTTTAGCAGAACCACCAGTAGCCGAATTATCTACTCCCGTGCCACCAGTAGCCCAAGCCTTCGATGAATAATCCGTGCTTTCAACAATCCCATTAATTTTACTCGCCCAGCTTTCAGCCTCATCAGCAAAACCACTCGAATTAGAGGATGAAGCCTGTGCCGCATCACTCGCAGCCTGGGAAACAACACTCGGACCCCAAGCTATAACATTCTCATTACCCGACACACTTGGCGCACTCGGAGCAGTAACAAACGTTAATGTCGTGCCGCTGATGCTATAATCATCACCAGGGTTGCGTAACGCACCATTAACGAAAACTAGAACACCCGTGTTCGATGCATACGAACTCGTTAGCGTGAACGCCGTTTGCGATCCCGTACCCTCAAACTTATCAACACTGTTCGCCGTGCCGCTGATCGCAGCATTCGCAAGCAATATCCACTTGGTAGATAAATCAGTCGAAAACGCAGAACTCGATGTATGGATAGACGTAGATAAGTAAGTAGCGTTGTTGAAATCAACTAAATCGTTTACCACATAGGCTACACCAGAAGACCAGCTGCCCCTCGGCGTAAAGCCATCAGCGTTTAAAAGAGCCAACGCTCCAGCGTCAAAAGCATCCTTGTGAACACTCGCATTCAATAACTTACCATCGTCGCGCTGTATTAACCCAATGTTCGCATTTAATTCATCAAGCGTCAGTTTCGCCGTGTTTAGCTCAAGATCAACCTGAGTGGCAGGAAGAGGGTTGCTAGGGCTGGTCGTCTGGAAATCAGTAAAATTGTACTGCCGCGTGTACGTTCTAGGTTGCCCCATTAGCTATACCCCATTGCTTTCGCCATGCTGGGCTTCCGTTTAGCCTTGTTCTTTTTGCTATTCGGAAAACCTTGTTTCATATCAGCATAGCTCTTTGCGCTTACTGTACTCTGCGATTTAGGCTTACTTCGCCCAGCCTTACGCGCGTTGTTGATATTTTCATACAAACTCATATGCACATTATACCGCTGTCAGATGCACCTTTCAACACATTCGACGAAAGATTGAAAAATGGACAAAATTTATACGCAACGCCATAATAGATGCGAGCGGCGCGTCCGCAGGGGGCCAGGGGGTGGGTTCGAATTCGCCAGCTATCAGGCTCGATTGGTGGTAATAGCACCATTAAATAGCCATTGTATCAATGTCTTGCGCTATTTCTGCGCTGCATTCTGCGTTGTCACATCTTTTGCAAGCGCTGCGCGGTCACCTTCCCATTGATCTATCATGCTCGAAAGCTCTTCTGGTGTCATCTCGGCGAGGGATCGACCGCTTGCGCTGTCTTTAGCGTTGGGCCCAAGGTCACCGGCAAGCTCCAGGGCAGTGCGAGCAGCTGATACCTTGGCTGAAGCCGGTGCATCAACATCATTCATAACATCGCGCAGCGTTGCAGCTGCCAAGCTGGCAAGATCGGTTTGGTACACCGTTTGTCGCTCTTGCCGCAGAAGCAGCGCAATTGACGGGTTCCTGGTCAAGTCATACGCGGATTGCTTCGGGTGCGCGTAACCAGCCAGGCGAGCAGCCTCAGTGGGTCGCTTCTGTTCACTGACCACGTAAGATACGAAGTCACGCTGCTGGTCCGTAATACTTCTTTTCCTGATTTCGCCCATAACCTACAGCCTTTCCGCGTCCTGGTTTTGTTGGCCGTAAGTATACATTGTAGAAAGTTGTTGAACAACACCAGCCAATCTGTATGATGCAGCTACGCGCTGGCCGGCAAGTCAGTATAACAGGAGAAGACTATGACACACGAAATCAAACGCGCCCACCTTTTAAACATGACTTATAGTGGTTACGGAAAATATACAGTCACCTGGAGGGATCACGAAAGAAAAACAATTCGCGTTACATTGCACGCAGATAACTCCAATCATTTCGCCAGTGACCACATGGCGCAAGAAGCCAGTGAACGATTTATCTCTTGGATGAACAACACTAGCCCATTAAAAAATGAGATAATTATTAAATCAATAACCATTTGCAGCAATGGCCCAGATAAACACGTGATTGCGCTACAGACTGATTTTGTCCCGGCATCCGTGGGCGAGGTGGCAGCATGAACGTCCTACATGAAAGCGACAACGCGCACGGCTGGCTGATTGTCTCCCAGGCCGACGTTCAAGCGGTTGGCCTATCGGCTGACGACTTTACGCACTTTTCATATGTCTCGGTAATCGATGGCGGCTTTATGTTTGCACTGGAAGAGGATTGCGACGCGTACAAGCTGCACACAGCCTCAAAAGAGCAAGGCATTGAGTGGCACATCACAGAGCGCTCCTGCAACCGTAGCGATGTACGCAATTGGCACAGCATCGAGCTTATACAGTCACACGCTCAAGAACTGGCGGCGATGTGATGGCTAATTATTACACGCTATTCGTCCGCGACGAAGAAACCGGCACGTTTTACGACGAGTTCGGCGACTACACGCGAGCAGCGGTCAAAGAGGAAGCAGATTGCACCTACTGGGATCGCAAGAAAGCCGATCTAAAGATCATCAACACAGGCGGCACGGCTGCGCAATTAATTGCCGCTGGCCAGGAATTAAATAAGGACGCCGCATCATGAACTACCAACTAGACATATTTGACAACGGCAGCGCTTCCCAGACTGGGGAGCGCCAGACTGACCTTGAAGATTTAATCGCAGAGGTCAACGCAACGCTAAGAAAGGTAAAACCAATGCAGAGCTATGAGATCGTTATCGATGGAGAAAACGGCATGTTTCAAGACAACGTTGAAGCAGCAAATAAAAATGAACTTTATAAAGTTTTGAAAGAAAAATACCCGGAAGACATTGGCGCTGATGCGGCTGGTTACGACCAGGACGGAGAGGAATTTGCAATTAAATGGTAACAAACAAAAGCCGAAACGCCCCTTATTCTGGGGCGTCCGATAGGCGGCAACCTATCGCTGACGAGGCTACCAAATCAGAATTTACAAAACAGGAAACGACAATGGATATTATAAAACAAGCGGTACAAGATTACGCGGAACATCCAAAAGAACTTATTGGCGATCTCATTGGAGCTATAGCGCTTTTTGGATTGCTCTACATCGGTTTAGTTATGGGAGCAGCACAATGAATATTGCTCTTGAAAAACTAATTATGTCTTTTTTTTCTGACAGCGCAAAGGTGTGCTTTTACAAGTCAGCAGTAGACGGAACAATGTGTGTTGAGTGGCTTCAAGATGGCCGTTACCGCACCTCGACGGCAATAAGCCTTGGTGAAAGCATTATGCGCCACAAACGCGCAATGTTTAAAATATCCCAAAAAACAATAATAGGAGCAGCACAATGAACATTTTGGCAAACGAAGATTTCCAAGTCGATGCAATAACAAGCCTTCGCCTTGCGCTGTGCATGGCGATAGATGCTAAGACTGAAGAAAAAAAGGTTGAACATTTAAACGCGGCAAGGGTGGCAAGCGTTGGTCTTTCGGATCAGACTATAGAACGAATCAAGGACCAGGTAAAAAGTTACCAATTTGAAGTAGAGTTAGAAGGGAAGCAATGATGACTTGGAAAAATATGACTGATATCAAAGCTCCGTTAAGGTTTTTTTTAAGTCAGAAAAAACTTAGCCAATATGAGTTACATGAGCAGGGCGCTATTAAAGTAACCAACCAGGATGAAAGCGACGATTGCGAAATCGGATATCCAGAAGATTGGTTAGAGGACAATCATGTTTGGATAGATGCCGCCAAAGAGTTAGAAAGACTTGGTTGGAGGTTTGGAGATGTATGCAGTGCTTGTGGCTACGAAGAAGCACAAGCGTACTTAGGTGACATTGACTACATAATAAAATCTGTAAGTAAATTTATGGAAGAGCAAAAAGAAAAATCAATAATGTTTAGAATATGGTTCAATGACGGGTCGAGCGTTAAAGAAACCGCTGGCGGTTATAACTTATTTGATAAAGACCAATTACCTAACCTTGCAGATCAATTTGATTTTGACGCTGATGAATTGTTGCATTGTGGCGAAACTAAAATGCTAGATGAACAAGGTGAAGTAATTGGCGGCGTTAATACAGTTCTTGAAGGTGAAGTGATGTCGATGGACGGTGAAGTCGAAGCCTAACCCTCGACATCTTCCCATCGATTATCAACAACAGGGCGCTCTATTGGGGCGCCCTTTTCTGTGACCTCCCACCC